CTAGGTTAGTTGAATCAAAACAAATGGCCGAAGAAGCAGCAAAAGTTGCTCCAAAAGAGCAAGAATTACCTAGAATATCTCCTCAACAAACTGAACAAACAGATCCTAAAGCAGAAGCTTGGGGAGCTAAAAACAGATGGTTTGGGACAGATACAGCTATGACATATACTGCTTTTGACCTACATAAAAGGCTAACAGAAGAAGAAGGTTATGATCCTTCAAGCGACGAATATTATGCTGAAATTGATAAAAGAATAAGACTTGAATTTCCGCATAAATTTGATACAAATACAACTAAGGCAGAAAATAATACGACCAAGCCGACACAAATAGTAGCGTCAGCGACGCGAAGTGTAAAACCTGGTCGCAAAACTGTGAGACTCACCCCTTCTCAAGTTGCAATCGCTAAAAAATTAGGAGTGCCATTGGAAGAATATGCGAAACAATTAAAAATCACGGAAGGAGTATAAGCATATGGAAAACGATAAAACAAAAACTTCTCGTGCGAGCCAAACTAGAGTTTCTGATAAGAGACCTACAACTTGGACTCCACCATCATCTTTAGATGCACCACCTGCGCCTGATGGGTTCAGACACAGATGGATAAGAACAGAGGTATTAGGATTTGACGATACTAAAAACATGGCTGGTAAATTTAGATCTGGCTGGGAATTAGTTAGAGCAGATGAATACCCTGATTACGCTTATCCTCAAGTGAACGAAGGTAAATACGCAGGAGTCATCGGAGTTGGCGGCCTTGTGCTGGCAAGGATACCAGAGGAGATCGCAAAAGCTCGAGAAGCCTATTTTGCACAACAAACTAGTGATCGAGACGAAGCAGTTAACAACGATCTTATGAAGGAGCAGCATCCAAGTATGCCGATCAATAATGAGAGGCAGACTCGTGTAACTTTCGGTGGTACAAAGAAAAGTTAATTTTTTAACGATTCTCGGGTTAATCCCTACTACTGAATTAAATTAAACTAAGGAGAAAAACAAAATGGCAAACAAAGACGCTGCTTTCGGATTGAAAGCAATCGGAAAAGTTGGTCAGAATAAAGACAACCAAGGTTTAAGCGAATATAGTATTGCAGCTTCTGCTACAGCTATATACCAAAACGATCCAGTAAGCATGTTAGCAACTGGAACTATTGGTGTATCTGCAGCTGGAGATGTTTTATTAGGTGTGCTTAACGGTGTCTACTATACTGACGCTTCTTCAAGCAAGCCAACATGGTCTAATCACTTAGCTGCTTCAAACACAGCTACTGATATCGTAGGCTTTGTGGCTGACGATCCTTATGAAAGGTTCGAAGTACAATCTAACAACAGTGGTGCTTCTGCTCAAACAGATGTTGGTAATTTAGCTGACATTGCGTACACAGCAGGATCATCTCCAAACTATGTTTCTAAAGTGGAACTTGATGACGCATCATTAGGCACATCTACTGGTCAATTAAAGATCGTAGGTGTTTCTAAAGATCCTGACAATTCAGACTTAGCATCTGCTAACGTTAACTGGGTTGTTACAATCAACGAGCACTTCTTGAAACAAGTTGCAGGCATATAATAGGATAGGAGAATAAATTATGGCTATATCAAGATCACAACTAGTTAAAGAACTAGAGCCAGGATTGAATGCACTATTCGGCCTGGAATATAAAAGATACGAAAATCAGCATGCTGAAATTTTCGACAGTGAAAATTCAGACAGAGCTTTCGAAGAGGAAGTAATGTTATCTGGATTTGCAAATGCACAAGTTAAACCAGAAGGTTCAGGTGTGACATTTGACAACGCTCAAGAAACTTTCACAGCTAGATACACGCACGAGACAATTGCTCTTGCATTCTCAATCACTGAAGAAGCGATTGAAGATAACTTGTATGACAGATTATCATCTAGATATACAAAAGCATTAGCAAGATCTATGGCGAACACTAAGCAAGTAAAAGCTGCGAATGTATTAAACAATGCATTCAGCTCTAGCTACGCAGGTGGAGATGGAAAAGAGCTTTGCGCTACAGACCACCCAACTATAGCTGGAACTTTCTCAAATGAGTTAGCAACATCTGCTGACTTAAATGAGACATCTTTAGAGCAAGCG